TGAGTACGCCAAGCTGGCGCGGATGGCGGTGACCGAGGGCACGCTGATCGGTTGGGTCCACGCTGAAAACAGCACCAGAGAGCGCCTTGAGCGCAAGATCAGCGCCCTTGAGCATGAGGTGAGCATCCTCAGAGAGCGCGTCAAAGAAGTCGAAATTGAACTCTTGGCGGCACAGAAATGAGAAAGCTGAACTGGAACCCACCCGCTGGCACAAAGATCGTATGGCCGACCCTGCACGTCTTTGATGCCGCCTATAAGCCAACCAGAGGCGCTGATGTGCAAGCCACATGGCGCAAGTATGGCTGGAAGCCTGTCTTTGGTAACTCGCCCAAGGTCGAGGAGCCGCAACACATTTCAAAGGTGCTGAAACTATGGAAACAGTCTTGAGCTTTGTAATCCTTGGCGCAGTCGGCATTGCCGTCCTGTTCATTGTTGTCTATGCCGTCATCGTGGTGCTGCTGGATTCTTGGGAGATCAAGTGAAGTGTCCTGTGTGCGCCAAATGGGTCAGCGTGCTTGAGACAAGGGCGCGGCCAAACAATGAGGTGTACAGGAGATACCAGTGCGCCAACGAGCATCGTTTCACCACCAAAGAAGTGGTGCAGAAAGTGATTAAGGGGAAGAGTGAATGACACACAAAGCATTGATTAGACAGCTTCAGATCAGTTGCCTTGGCCTTGACCCTATTGACCCATTGCGCTTGCTTGTTGACGATGTGATTGAAGCCTTGACACAGCCAGAGCGCACATGGGTAGGGCTGACGGATGACGAGATCATTGATGTGCTTCACCCATTGGTCATGGCTGACATATCAGATGAGGCGACCGACTACGAGATTGCCAGAGCCATCGAAGCCAAACTCAAGCAAAAGAACACACATGACTGACCGCCTTCTCATCGCCTTGGTGTGTGGCCTGATTGGCTGGAATGGCTTATTCCCTGCGCCACCCACGCCACAGTCACTGCGCGAGAAGATGATTGAGAGCCAGCACGCAAAGGTCTGCGAGAAGAAGAGGCTCAGAACCAAGATCAAGAAACTATGTAGGGAATGGGGATATGACCGCTAAGACAGCATTCAATTGGGACGATGGCACGCCGTCCATCTTCAGCAAAGATGACTCACTGCGCAGGCACATCGCTGGCAAGAAGTCAGCCGCCACGCAACAGAAGAATCACGGCATCGGCAAGAAGAAGCCGATTCTGACCTACACACTCGCCAAGGCAGCCAAGAAGTGATTGAGCCAGTCCTGACCATGTACGGCACAACAAGAGGCCTGCACACCGACAGACAGACTCGCGTCATTGAGCAAGTCTGGTGGCGGTGCATCAAGTGCGACAAGTACTTCAAGCGCCGCGAGGATGCTGAGAGACACGCCAGACGCGAGCACAGCGACACCAAATGAAGTCAACACGCCTGCCACGCATCATTGATCTGCTGACCCTCAATGCCCTGACGGCGCATGAGGTGGCCGCCAAGGTGTATTGCACCCAAAGGTCTGCGCAGATACTGATTGCGAGGCTGCGCAAGTCTGGTCTGGTGTACATATCAGAGTGGCGCAGGATCGGCAACGTGCCGGTGGCGGTCTACAGCTACGGCATCGGCTCTGACGCGACAAGGCCAAAGCCTTTGACGGCCAGAGAGAGGCTTGTGAAGTGGAGAGCTAAAGAGTCCCTCGATGACCACGCCTTTCGGATGGCGCGGGAGCGAGCCAAGAAGTGGAAGATTAAGCGCGACCCGCTGGTGGCTGCGCTGTTTGGAGAGAGATGATGGAAAACAAAGATAGAAGAGCCAGGATTGACCTTTGGGAAAATGATGGTCAATATATTCAAGTAACCTATACCCAAGAAGATGGGCAAAGGGTTATTGCTGACTTTAAAAGAATGGGATGGAGAAAGCCTCCATCACAAGTCTTGAAAAAAGTGATTAAGGCTCTTCGTATGGGGCCGATGGCTGCAATAGGCCGTATCCAAAATCGAGGGAAGTAGCAGGAAATGCAGCGCCTGATGCTAATGCCGCTGGCACTGCCAGCAAACCTTTATTTCGGACAAAGCCTAAAAGATTCATTAGATCTTCGCGAGTTTTGTAGCCTCTTGTTTCTGACGTTTTTTTATAAAGATCTAGAAGATCACCAGCAGGTCCCATAGCTCCTTGGCTTAGTTTTGCTTGATCTGATGGTGATAATTTATTGAAGTATTCAAGCCATTTTCTTGTAACTGCGCCAGAACCTTCTGGTTGAGTCCACGCACCTGAGTAATCTATATAGTCACTCACATTTCGAGTCGGCACATAATCTGTTGCGCCCAAAGCATTTTGCAATTGCTCCATTTCAGATTTTGGCAATGCCTTTGGACCAAAGTTAATTGCAGCAACACCTTTACCATAGTCCACCAAAGGTATTTCATCTCCAGCCATGCGATAAGCAGCTCTGATATTTTCTTCGCCAACCTTTTTTTGCAATGGGAAGAAAGCGCTTTCGCCTTTTGCAAATGGAATTTGTGTATTCCAAGTCGATGCGTTCTGACCTGTGAACATTCCTCGCGTAGCTGCTGCGGCTGATAGCTTGTCAAAAATATTCTTTGGGACGCCAGGATTCTTAATTGGCGCGGTAACAGGAAATTCAGAAAGGCTTACAAAGCCAGGTTGTGTTTCCAATGGGTATGGAGCTAATGTAGGCGCTTTGAGTCCTGTTTCTGATCTTGGACCAGCGAATGGAATACCGCCTGGCGGCTGATACGCGCCTTGCATACCTCTTGTTTTAATTGGCTGCAATCCTAATGCGCCTTGCAGAATGTCTCTTCCCTGTATGTCTTGAAATGCTGACGCTGCTCTTGAAGAAAAATTTGCTCTTGACCCTTGCGGCAAATCAATCAACTCTTCCATAAATCCAGTGCCACGGCCTGGAATCATTTCATATGGTTCGGCAGCAAAAGCAGATTTTAATTCTTCAGGTGTTTTTGGTAGGCTGAATACCTTACCGCGAGATTCCATTTGTCGCAATCCTTGCAAATCTTCAAGTCTTCTTGCAAGAGAATCAATATCTCTTTGCTCTGAGATAGACAATTGAATATTTGATGGCTGCCACTGATATGGCTTGAGGTTAGCTAATTGTTGACCGTAGCCAGCTTCACTCAAAATATTCTGATAATTACCTTGATTGAGTAATGTTGAAAAATCAGGTGTTCCCCTAATCAATTCTGGCGTCAATAAACCTTTATCAAGAATTTCTCTGGCACGCAACCCCATGGATGTCTGACCTTCCATCAATGGCATTGCAAGTGACCACATTGTCTCTTGGCCTTCTGATGGGAACATATTAGCCTGTTGTGCGCCTTGTCTCAATCGTGCGCTGGTGGCGATATAGCCAGGCGTTAAGCCAGGATCGCCTCTTGCAATTTGTAATGCTGTTGGAGATCCACTGAATAAGTTTTGGCTGACGCCAAGTGCGTTAGCCATCCAAGCATCATTGGTAACCTTATAGACGTCATCAGCAAGGTTTCTATAGAAAGAATCTACCTTTGGACCAGATAAAGTTACTTTGGTTGGATCTGATGCAGACAATGATCTGATGGCATTGTTTTGCCATGCATCAAGTACCGACTCCTCTCCCTTTGTGCCACTCACACTGCGGCCCATAATTTCTTTGATTGATCTTGCGTCAGTAGGTCTTCCCGCGGCAGTCCAATTTTTCCATGTGTTCAATGTGTTCAGCAAATTCATTTCAACACTTGTTTGCGGAGATAAAGCAGCAAGCAATGATGCGAATCTAGGCGCATCATCGGCGCCAAATACATCAATAATGGCCTGAGTTGATGCGCGATACCATCCTTGTTTTGGCGCTCCAGCTTTAGCCATGGATGCCATTTCTTTTGAAGATGGCAATATGTCCAATAATCTGCTGACTTCTTTTACCGACTCTTCAGATGTGATTATTTTCTGAACTTCCTGTCCAGTCATAAATTGAGACGCTTTTGCAAAATCAGGATATTTTTGCTTTAGTTTTTCAAAAGTTTCTTTTTCATCTTTTGACAAAATTTTCTTTTGTTGACGCACCAATTCTTTGTTTGTTTCACCTCTTACTGGCTGCACACTAGGACGTAATGCGCCAGTCAAATTAGCAGCTTGACTCATTGATGGAGATGGCGCAACAGCAAATGCAGGCTGCGGTGTCATCATGCCAAGCAAGCCGCCACGCTCTCCAAACATGGCGGCATCAAGCTCTGATCCAGCCATGCGCGCCAGAGCTTTACCACCTTTGCCAACGGCCTTGCCAGTTTTTATTGCTGGCTCCTTTAAGGCTTTTACGCCAGGAATAACATCAAGTGCCAAGCCAACAGGGAATGCCATTTCTGCGGCGTTGAATGCAGCCTGTCTTTTTGGATCAAATACGCTGTATTGATTTGCCATGTCATATGGTGAAGACTGAAGCAAACCGGCTCCAGCGCCATAGACTCTTGGATATTCCTCGCGTAAATACTGCAACAAACCTCTAGTGCCTTCAGCACTGTAGTCTGCTGCGCCAAATGGGTCTTGATACATGGTTGCCATGATTTATTGTCCTACTTGTGTTACGCCAATGGTAGTGCCAAATCCAAGCTGTTCAGCCTTCTGGCGTAATGACTTAGCCAGAGGATCAACCTTCATCATGTTGGCCTTGCTCATCATCATGGCAGCCATCTTGGGGTCCAGCATGGCCTCAACCAGCAACTGCTGAATCTGCTCATCTGGCAACTTGTATAAGAAGTCCAGAGGCCTTGTCATGGTGCGCAGTGTGGTGTTTGTCGCCATGGATTCAGAGAAGATGCGGCCAATCATGTTGCCCATGCTCATGTTCTTGAATGTGTCAGAGCCTGGCGCTCTCACGCCTGGCGCTGTGGCCGCCATGCCGCGATTGATCTCATCAATGATGTTGTCCAAGCGCGTTTGCGCAGGCACAGACAACTTCAGGTCAAGCTCTTCAGCCTTGTTTGCCAATTGACGGCGCAGGCTTCCAGCGGCCAGAACAGGCTCGCCAGTCATCAAGTTTGGCTGACCTGTCGTGACCTGACTCTCAATTTTCTGCAACATGCGCATCTGGTCAATGGGGCCAGACATCTTGGAGTACTTGTCCATGTAGGCTTTGAAGCCTGGCGCTGATGCGTCAATGACATCATCAACGGCCTTGATCACGTCTTTCAGTTGGCCGCCAGCAAGGCGCAGGCTTGGGTTTTCTTGGTTGTACTTACCACCAGCTGCGCCAGCCAAGTCCTTGCGGATCTCATACAACTGCATCGGTGTCTTCGCCTTTGCAATGCGATCTGTCGCCCACTTCATGGCGCTCTCAACATCCATACGCACGCCAACAGGGCTTGCCATGACGTTGTCAATGGCCTTGTTGACCACCAAGTTGACGCCACTCTGGAATGTCACAGGATCAACTGTGACGCCAGCAAAGGCCTCCTCACGCATTGGCCGTGTCACTTCAGTGCGCTTGGCTTCAGCAAATGGGATGGAGCCAGGCTTGCCAGAGATTCTGCGGAATGAGTCAAGCAGTGCCTGCTGATTGGAAGACAGGCGCGTGGCAAAGGCTCCAGACTGATCCAAAGCCCTGATGGCAGTCTCGGCTGACGCCAAGCCAGGATCAAAGGCTGTGGCCGCAGTAGTTGGGCGCACGCCAGGGACAAGTGGCTCGGCCTGCGCCAAGCGAGATGCGGCCAAGTCTGGCTCTGTCGCCAGCTTGCGCAGCACATTGCCAACGATCACCTCGCGTCCAGCCTGAGTGAATGGCTGAACCACGGTGGCGGGTGCGGCAATAGCGCGTTGTGTGATGGGCAGCTTTGGACCGCCAGGTGCAACCATGCCAGCCAGCAGTGCACCAGCTATTTGATCGGGCAATCCTGCACCACCTTCACGCAACATGCCGCCAGCGGCGGTGGCCGCAGTGGCAGCCGAAGCCTGCGCCTGTGGGTTGGTTGCCAGCATCTTGAGGAACTCTTGCGCTGTCTGCGATGTGGCCGCAGGCAATGCCTGCTTTGCCAAGTTGGCAGCACCGGCAACGCCATAGCCTGCTGTTGACATATCTTGCACCACACGCTCTGTGGCTGTGGCTGGCTCGGGGAAGCCCATGGCCGTCAGCGTCCGAGGCATGGCCTGAGACATTGTCGGCACGTTAGTGCCTGCGGCCAAGTTGAAGAAGTTGACGGCAGGATCGACCACCAGAGGCAACATGCCTCCAGCAGACATCACAGCCTGCGCCATTGGACGTGTTGCCAAACCCATTTGACGGCCAAGCTCATCCATCATGCTTGGACCTTCTTGTGGTGCAACTACAGGCGCGGCTTGAGGGATTGGCGGCAGCTTCTTCAAAGCCGCAGCCATCTCCTCCTTGGACATCCCATCAGGGAATGTGATGGGTCCATAACCAATTACATTGACGACTTGCGGCATTGAACCACCTCACTCAAACTGTTGCGTTGCAGGATTCCAATTCAGCCCACCGCCACCAGTGGCAGTTGAACCGTAAGAACGACCAGCAGATTTTTTCATGGCATCAGTGGCAATCTGACGTGACTTTGCTTTTTGCGCAATGACGGCTGGTGTGTCATTTATTTGCGGGAAGTAAGTGCGATATTCCTGCGCCATCTCATCAACGCCAATTGCAGCGCCTGACTCTTTGCGCAGCTTGGCGCGAATCCACGCCTGCGCTGCTTGTTCATATTGCTGGGTGGCTTCTGGTTGCACAAGTCTCTTCGTAACATCACCGATAAAAGGAACCGATCCTGCAATTCCACTACCAGCGCCTGGCTGAGATCCAGCAGGCAATGCCTTGATGACGGCCTCTGCGTTCTCCATCTGATTGGCAAAGCCTGCGGCGTTTGCCTCTCCCTCGGTTGGCTTTGGAGGCGCTTTGCCTTTGAGAGGCACACCGCCAGGGCCAGCCACAGGGATTGCAGGCAAGCCTGGAACCTTGGGAACGTAGAAGACGCCATCTTCATTCTCCATGCGCTCATACTGGCCGCGCTGGAATTCTTGCTCTGAAATGTTCAATCTGCGAGCTTCAAATCCAAGGCGCTGGCGTTCCATCTTGAGGCGGTCAACATCCATATTGAGCCGCTTGGCCTCCATATCCAGTCGCTTTTGGTCTGCTGGCGTGATGCCTGTGCCATAGACTTCGCCGCCCTTCAATGCGTTCTTGTCAATCGCCACGACTCGGCCATCAACATTCTGCAACACCACTTCGCGTTTGGGGCCGAAGCCTTCAAGTGTCCTGATCTTGCCGCCCTTGAACTGCTGAACCATGACGGGCAAGCCATCAGCGCCAGTCACTTCAAAGGGCTGGCCTGTAACCTCCTCGCGTGGCTTGATGGACATTGCCATCTTTTGATAGGCTTCGGCCTTGCCAGGATCTGAGGCTGCATATAACTGAGCCGCCCTCATGAACTGCTCATAGCGCATGTCTTCTGGAGACACTGCGGCGGCCTCTGGCATTTGACCGATCATGGCGGCACGTTCAGCAGTAGGACCAACCTGACCGCCAGGCACTGCCAAGGCTTGCTGTGGCGTCATTGGCATACCAGCTGTAGGCGCTTGCGCACCAAAGATCTCCTCAAGCCTGCGGCGCTGCTCTTGCGCCATCTTGTACTCATCCATCTTCTGCTTAGTCAGCAAATTGGTGATGGCATTCTTTTGCGCCTCGGCATAGCCTTGCTGACCAGCGGCAACGCCAGAGCTGAGAATCTGCATCAAGGAGCGCGGCGTAGTGCTGGGGCCACTGGCCTGACCAATAGCCATGGCGGCCTGCAACAGGCCTTGTCGCTGCATTGCGGCCTGCTGCGCTGGTGTTAAGTAGTCCTCAAGGCCAGTCTCGCCGCCACCGCCAAATAGATCGCCAAGCAATCCCATATCAAATGATGTCGCCATGTTCTTTACCTCAAGTTGGCTTTAACAGTGAACCAATATAAGCGCCAGTCAGGCCGCCAGACAATGCACTGCCAAGTGTGCTGCTATACAAAGGCTGGGTTGATGTCTCGCCAGTTCTGGCTGGCTGCAAACCGAGTGCTCCGCCAGTGATACCCAAACGCTCCATCCCAAGATTGCGCTGTGCATCAAGTCTTTGCTGCTCAAGTTGTTGGCGTTGCATCTGTGCAAGCATCACCGCGTTTGCACCAGACATTCCAAGGTTTTGCTGTTGCGCACCAAGTTGTCCAAGCTGACTAATAGCAGACTGGCGCAAACCAGCACCAGAGATGCCAGCCTGCTGATTCGCCAATGCGGCTTGCTGTCTCAGTTGGGCGTTGGCCTGCTCAAGTGTCAAAGAGACACCCTGATTTGCCATCTGTGCCTGCAATTGGCGTGCGGCATCAGACTGACCAAACTGCGCAGCTTGCGAAAATCCAGCCTGACGCAATCCAGCAGCAGTTGTACCTGCCTGACGCAATGCAGCCTCATTTGTCAGCGCAGACTGCACGCCTTGGCGTGAGCCTCCAAAGGCGCGAGCCTGAGTGGCTCTGGCTCTGTCGGCAATGTCTTGCATCTGGCGTGAACGCTCAATATCTCCCAAAGTGCCTTGGACTACCTGCTCTTCGTATGGGTTGAAATAAGCACCCATGTACTGAGAGCCAAGCTGACCAGATACATCTTGAACAGCGCCACGGTTAGCCTGTGCAGCGGCAATTTGATCAGGCATAAAGACTGACTCAAACCTTGCACGCAAGGCAGCCTCATCTGTTGTCTGCTGACCCTTCCCGCCAAGTCCAAGGTTTTTCAGCTGAGCTTCAGCCGCGCCATAGTCACCAGTAAAGCCTGCAAACTCACGCACACCCAAGTTGGCGGCTGTAGCCTTGGATCGCTCAAGGTTTGCCAAGTACTCGGCCTTGATTTGAGGATCAATTGACGTGGTGGTAGTCTGCTCTTTAGGTGCATTGGCGGCGCTCACAGCGCCACCTAAAGCGCCAAGCAGTGAACCTGCCAGACTTGGATTTGCCTTGGCAAAGTCAAGAACGCTTGATCCATAACCAGCCAATTTGTCAAAAATACCTGCATCAGCCATAGCTGCTCCTGTCCCTGCTGTCGCAGGCAATGTACTTCCCAATAAGCCGCCAGCAGTGCTTGTTGCCGCTGGAGCTGCCGCACCAACTGCGGAAACACCAAGATTTGCAGCGCCACCAGCAGCAGATATAAGTTCTGGAGACATATATCCCGCAGGCGATCCCGCAACTGATGGGGCGCTTGTGTAGTATGCGCTAGATGGATTCGCACCACCAGCGGCAGCAGCGGCGGCAGAATCAGCGGCGGCAGTAGCTGCGCCACTTACCTTGCTTATTGTTCCAGCCGTGATACCTGCAAGTGCCGCATTCTTCAAAATATCTGATGGTTTATCGCCAGAAATTGCACTTGCTCCCGCACTTAGCGCTGCCGCACCAGTAGCAGCAACAACTGCGGCACTAGCACCTGCACCTGCAATCGCTGTTCCAAGCGCAGGTATTAGAGGAGGAAAAACAAGCGCCGCAACTGCCGCAATAGGCTTGATATTCTTTTTTAACCAAGCACCAGCTTTTTTCAATCCCATATCAAGCTCCCAATTCGCCAGAGGCCATCATCTCTTTGACAATCTCTCGCGTGGCAACAAAAAACCCAATAAGCTGATAGTCAATATCGCCAGACATATCAGCTTCTTCAGCCAAACCATTTTGAACAACAGCTTGCAAAAACTGAGGATATAAAGACTTGTCCTTCAAGACTGCTTCAGCCATATTTCCAAGCTGAATCAACATATTGGGGTCAAGACCCTCTTCCTTGATTGACTCAATCAGGTCGCGTTTTGCTTGTGTTGTGTCTTGCGCTGTCGCCATGTTGATTTCCTTTGCAGTATTCTATTTTGCGGTGCGGCTCAACGCTTACCCGCCGCCACAGCTTCCAATCTCATAACGCCAACGCGCCAATCGTCCAGCACATCGCCAGTGACAATCATCTTCACCTGACGGCCAGAGAATCTCGCATCAGTTGGCTGTGAAGCTGGATAAGGTCCATGCGTTGTTTCGGTTGAGGTTGGATACATTCGCGTCTTGAAGCTGATGGCAACCTCGCCCAAAGTCTGCTCATCAGGGATCACCTGACGCACCGCCATGATGTTGTCACCTTGACCAATCTCAAAGGGTCCAGACTCGGCATAGACAGTCCCGCCGTCATAGGCAAAGCCAACCTCATGCTCGTATATATAGCCGTCAGTTGACACCATCAGAGGATTCAAATAGACACCCCGATCTGTGCCAGCGGTGCGAGCCATGGAGCCAATGTTCCAATGCGACTCGCGGTAATTGAATGTGACGTAGGAATCAACCTCGTTTGACTGGCTTGATGGGTAGAACCACCAGATCTCGCCATACTTGGAATTGTGGACCGCATAGACCTTGGAGGCTTGGTTGTAGTTCAGATTCTGAAACACATAATCAGACACATCGCAGGGCAAAGGCTTGACATAGCCGTCAAATATCCAAAAGCCTGATGAAGACATCCACATGGCGGCAGTGTCGATGGCGGCCACAGCCTGTGAGGAGATCAGGCCACATCCAGAGCCAGCCTTCTCAAATGAGTACACATAAGGTGCGCCGACATAGCTGGCGGTGTGCACATCAACGTCAGTGAAGAGCAAATTGATGCCGCGCACCTTCTTGCCAGCCTTCAACGCGCCAACTGTTTGCAGCTCAAAGTCACCAGCCTGATTGGTGGCCGCAGCCGTCCAGACAGTGTTGTCTTCTTGATCGCACCACTTCACCATCCGAGGATTGCTACCGGCGCCCAAAGCAAACAAGAAACGCTCGGCAGTGGACATCACAGCTGCGCAACCTGTTGGCGCATTGGTGATGGCAGTCGCCAAGGTTGGCGTAGAGAAGCCCAACTGCCACTCATACAGCTTGCCATCGGCGTCAGAACAGGCCACCAAGTACTCGCCCCATGTGTCCAATGACCATGTGGTGGCCGGTGTCACAGTGCCAGTATCTGGCCGCGCAACGCCATAGGCAAAATTGCCGTAAGTGGAATAACCATAGCCAGTCTTGGTGGCTGCGTCCGCAATGCCAACAGTCAACCCTGTTGGCGTGATGTCTTTAAGTGTCCCCGCCTCGTTCATGGCGTAGAGCTTGGATTCAGTGCCAGCAGCGATCCAGCGATCCCCGCTGTTATCCCGCCAAGTTAAAAGGCCACGGCACTTGCCTGTCAGTTGGCTGGTGGAACGCTTACGCCACCCGCCAATCGGGCGCAGGGTATTCTCAAACCAGCGTACAAGGTTGGCGTCAAACCACCGCCCAGCAGACTGATACTCAGTGCCGTTGCGGTAGATGCCTGGTGGGATTTTTAAGGGTACGAATGCCATGGCTGAATTATGCGGTTTCTTGCGACAAATTGGACACAAAGCTCAAAGTCGCAATGACTGACGGGATGGCTGGCCTTGTCGGTGAAGTGCCTGCTGCATAGTGCTCAATTGAGACACCGACATCTGTTGTTCGCCACATGATTTGTACATAGTCGCTGGCCGCCAAACTCACAAAGAAGTTCAATGCGGCAATGGTGTGGAATGGATCTCCTGCACCCTTCCTTGGTGCAAAGCCAAACCTACTGTTTGAATTGGCGATGTCAGTGCCGTTCTTTCTAAACCAGACATCCACGTCCTGAGATGCGTTGGTGGTATTGGTGAACTGAATGCTGAATTGCAAGTTGTAGATGCCAGACTGCGCCACATTCAGTCTTGACGAATTCGACAAGGTGATGCCATTGCTGAAGTCGGTGGTGTCAAAGGTGATGGCGTAGGCTGTGGTCGTATTGGCCGCCGTCTGGTCTGTGGTGTCCTGGAACGCTCCATAAGGGTTGTTGATCCACTTCCCACCCCTTGGTCCAAAGAGAGCCGCGAAGACGGCTGTGAGCTTGGAGAAGTAGACATTCAAGCCGCCAAAGGATTGAGCCATCAACCTCTCATCGTAGACCACCCCAGGCGTGCCAAGGTTTGGCTGCGTTGGGGTTGAGATCTGCTGTGAGAGGTTTGTAGCCATGACCTAAATTATGCGACTAGACCAGGCAAATATTGCGTCTTACCCGCAACCTTGGTGGCGGTCAGTGATTGACCTTTGAGATTCTCTGGATTAAAAGAGGCGTGCACCCACCCCGCATTGGGATCATCGCCGCCTGGCACCCAAAATTCCAAGATCAATTGGGTGTACTTGAGATTGGTTTCAATCCACTCTGCCAGCTCTGGGTTGGGAACGCCATCAATCTCAAAGTCGCAGGCTTGGCCTTTGCAATGGTCTGAGGTTGCCGAGCCTCCTGTGGCTTGATTCAAAGCAGCACACCTAAATCCAGATGTGATCTTGACAGGCTTGCCAAAGTGATCTCTGACAGGTTGCAGTATGTTTTCGCAGAGCAAACGCAGTGATTCGATCTGCTCATCATTTGGCGTGTTATCAATGTCTAAGCGGGTTGCAGTTTCCGACTTAATTAGTTCCGAAAGTTTGAAGTTTTTTGACAGATTCATTTGATACCTTTCTGTGATTCAAGGGCTTGGTTGTACAAATCGATGCAAGCATTCAGCTTGGTGATGGCGCGGTCACCCTCCTCTGCTATTGCGAAAATAGCTTTTCCAGCTTCTGGACTAAGTTCGGCTGATGTTTCTCCTCCACCACTTCCGCTGGGAGTGGCGGGATCTGCGGTGGCTTGTATGGGGCAGCTCGCTTTGAGGCGCAACTTGAGAGCACCACTATCAATAGCAGCATCGCGCTGCTTCGTAGCAAGTTTGGCTTTTTCATTCGTTACCCTCAATGCGTTTGCGGTGGTTGTTACAGCGGCTTCTAAGGCCTTTTCCTTGGCTCTGGCCTCGGTGTTGAGCCTGTCAACCTCGGCCTGCTGTGCCTCTTGCTCATAGTGCTTGCCGGTGCAGTAGCCACCGCCAAACACAAGGACCAGCACCAGCAGACCGCCAAGAAGATCCTTCATGGCTTTGGCGGCTCATCGTTGTCGTTGTCAATAGCCTCTGCCTTGGCGGTAGCCGTGGCAACAGCAGCAGACACCGCCTTGCGGCCAGCCACACCGCCCAGCACGCCAGTGCAAAGCAGCATGATGTCGTTGATCATCTTCGTGTATACCTTGTCGATTGGGGCCATAGATGACATGGGCTGGGTGACGAACGTCACAGAATAGATGAAGCTGAAACAGCTGCCCAGCAAGATGATGGAGATCACAAAGATTACCCAAGCCCACACGCGAGCCTCAATCTCCTCTGGAGATAGACGATTGTTTGGTTTGTATCCAACTGTAGCCATCACTTAATCTCCTTCTCTGGTTTGGTAAGTTGATCAGGGCATGTGCCTGTCGCGGTGCAGACTGGCGGCTTGCACTCGGCAAGTTCCCAATTCTTTGGATCTTGGCAAGGGTATCTGAATCGGTCATCACAACCGACCAGCAAGCCGCAGAGGATGCCAACGCAAACAGTCAACGCCAGCAGTGAAAATTCATGTCTTGTCATTTTTGCGCTTCTCCTGTTCAATTTGTCTTCTCAGTTTCTCGACCTTCTCAAGCTGCTGCTTCGCATCGTTCTTCACCTCCAAGATGTCGAGATAAAGCATTGCGCCAAGAGGCAACAATAGTGCAATCAACACACAAGCAGCTATCCATCCCATTATGCTTTCCCCCAACGACTGAGTAGGAGAAGCCACAACCACAGGTAGAGGAGGAACATAGTAGTCGCTACTACTGCTGCCAGCTTTAGCTGGACGTTTCTTTGCTCCTGCCGCCGTTGCCATCTGTCAGCCCTCTTCTTCGCCTCCTGCTTGAGTCTAGCTTTTTCCTGTTCCTCTGAGATGACTTCTCGCATCTTGAAGACCTCTGAGTACAGTGCGCCCATTTCGGGTGGGCTTTGGTACACCATCGTCTCCCTAATCGTCACTACAAGCCTGTCCATCTCTTGCTGTGCCATCACTCTCTTGAGCGCCGCCTCCATCAAGTTCTGATTTGGGTCATAGACTGTTAGGCTCTTCTCTTCCTCTTCTCTGATGTGTGCAGCCAACTGCTCTTGCAGTCTGAAAAACTCGGTCAGGTTTTTGACAATGTCGATCTTGACCTGTGTCTCATCGACTGCAACATAGGCTGACTTCTTTTTCGCCAAAGGCTTTGACGATGACTGCTTTGGCTTTGGCTTTCCACCAAAGAACTTGAGAAGTTGATTCCAAAATCCTTGAACCTCTTTACCAATTGCAATGACTTCGTCAGCAGTCTGCTTGATCTCAACGAAAGACTGTTGCGCCTGACGGAAAAGCTCACATCCAGCTTGGATGTTCTTAACAAGTCCAGCTGCAAGCAGGCAAATGCTGATCGGATCAATTTATAGCCCCAAGAGTTTCTTGACGATGTCAGCAGCCACGCCTGGTCCAAACAAGATGGCAGCAATCACGATGTAGAGCTGGATCTCGATCTTTTGCATACGTCCCTTGCCAGACTCCAGCTTCTCTTCAATAGCCTTGTACCGTTGATCGCAGATCGCCTGATGGATGGCGAATTCTTTTTCGACTGAGTCAGACATTTTCAGAATCCACAGTTTTAGGCTGTTCCTTGGCTTCTTTCTGGATGGCATCTACCAGTTGGAAGACATCAGCGTATGGACGTGTGCCAAGGTATTGCATGATTGCGTTGACCAAGTTGGTGGAGAGTTTGATTTCGTTCATGGGGTTCCTTTTAGCAAGCCATCAGCACACAAGGCACACAGTAAGAACCGTCTGCATAGGTGCAAGTGACATGGGTTGATGTGACTTTGGCGACTGTCTTAGAACGAACAATGTCATCGCCTTGAGGCTTGGCAGTGCCGTCCCCTGCGGACATGAGCAAATCACCACGTTGGACAGTTGTACCTTGGGCAATGCGAATAATCATGTCGCCTGTCATAGCAACATACAAATCGTTTGTGTCGTGTTGTTCGTCATATGACCAACTTACAAACACACCAGCAACATTTGCGTCACCATCTACATCTGATATTTTGACTTTGTTGCATTGCTCATTGTCAGCGGGAATGCCTGTTTCTTTGTTTATCCATACGCACATTTCATCAAGGTTAGTAAGCACCGTACCTTTAAGTAATGTCGGTTCTTCTGAACTATCAGGCAATTGACCAAACCTTGCTAAGTGACCACCGCCATATGTAACAGTAGTACCAGATACTGATATTGCTCCTTCAAGAAATCCAGCTTGATAAAACTCAACTAAATTTCCATCATCTGTTGTTCTGTTTATGGCAAGAGTCACTCCCGCAGACCTTTGTAATTGCATATACCCCACAGGGTTTATTGTCACTCCAGCAGTTCCATCTATGCTTGTTGTTGGTACTTGCCCAACACCAAAGTTACCGCTGGAGTCGATACGGGCACGTTCTGCGCCATCTGTGGTAAAGCCAATATATGTACCTGACGCATCATTATCAGGGTCAGCACGCAATGAAATTGATTTTGATCCAGACGAATCTAAGTAAAGACCACCAGCATTTGTATTTGATGCCGTTGAAAGTAAGTGACCACCATTTTTTGTTCCAATGCTTCCTTCAACATTTAACTTTTGGGTCATTGTTGTAGTAGCAATCCCCACATTACCGCTTGCATCAATCCTCATCGCCTCCGCACCGCCTTCAGAAAAGGCAATAGTGTCAGCCGCAGGGAAGAAGATGCCTGTGTTGGTGTCGCCATCGTTTGTGATGGATGGTGATGCGGCAGAGCCATCAGCAAACTCAACAGTCGCACTGCCAGTAACAGTCAAAGTACCAGCCACAGCCAATGTCTTGCCAGATCCGACATTCAATCCAACTGAAGTGCCTGTACCCGCAGCCGCAAAGACAGCGTCAACACTGTCTAAGTCGGTGTTGATCTTGGTCCCCCAAGTGTCTGTTGATGCACCGACTTCGGGCTTTGTGAGCAATAAATTGGTGGTTGTGGAATCTGCCATGTTAAATCTCCTATGCGGCCTCTTGCCAAGTGATTGAATTGTCTTCTAAATCTGTCCAAGATTCTGATGAGTCTGAAACAGGTGTCCAGCTCTCAGAGGAATCAGCAACTGGTGTCCAGCTTGCCGATGTGTCTGAATCTGGTGTCCAGCTCTCGCTGGTGTCTGGAATGGCTCCCCAGCCAAATCCAATCATCACGCCAACAGCGCAGATCGACTCAACGCCGGTGATCCCAATGGATACGACATTGCCAACAGTGCCGACATCGCCTGTGCCAGCGACTCCAGTGATGTCTTGGAACGAAATAACTTCTGCGCCAACCGTGCCGACAGCACCAGTGGCGGCATTGCCTGTGATGGATGCGGTGCTTGTGATGCCAACAGAGTCAACGGCGCCAGTCGCGGCATTGCCAGACAGGTCAACTGCAACAGACTGAGTGACGCTGCCAACCGCCAAGGTTGACGCATTGCCAGTGACGGCATTGGTTGATTCTGCTAAAACCGATCCAACAGCACAGGTTGACGCATTGCCAGAGATGGCAATGGAGACAGTCAGCCCAACTGTTCCGACATTACCTGTGGCAATCGTGCCATCTTCTTGGATTGATCGGCTGGCAAGCAGGTTGCCAACAGCGCCAGTGGCTGAATTGCCGCTGATAACGACATTGCCTATGCCGTAGACGCCAAGCCCGTAATAGCCTGTTCCATATGCAGCCATGCCGCTGCCCCTGCTTTAAGCCAGCCTGATCAGGCCAGTGCTTGCATCGTTGGTC